CAGAAACATCAACACCACTTACTAGTGTGTAGTCCGTCCCTGTTGCAACATCCGTACCCCAGTTAGTACCGGCCGCCAGATGATCCGTCCAGTAGATGAAACCAGAACTACGGAAGATAACATCTGGATAGTAGTTATTACCACCCTGTGTAGTTTTTGCACTTGGGTTTTTAGACATAGCAGGGAACACTTCGATAACTGAAGCGGTACGTTGACCTTTAACATCAACATCAAACCCAGTGATGTCACCTGTTGTGTCGTAAACTGCAACGTGCAATTCATCTTTTTCACCGCGACCATTTGCAGTTGACCAATCGGATGTGCCCGGAGCCGCATCAAAGAGGTCACTGAAACGCCAGCGACGACGAATTAAAGAGTTATCAGGAATAATCGTCTGAAGTCCGCCACCAGCAGGGTCATCAAGAACCCGAATGGTCAGAACTTCACCCGAAACAGCAGTAACTTCGTACTCTACGTTACCCGATTCTACTTTAGTGTGCCCCGCAGCAGCAGAAAACACCAAAGGAACATTGTCTGCAACTGTGATTGGTTTATCAAGGATAAGCGCAGTCTGCGAGGTAACTGTGGCAACTTTAACCACTTCGTCACCATCAGAGATGCCTGCACCAAGAACTCGCGCACCGACTGCGATTGTACCAGAGTTACCATCAACCGCGAGGTTTTTGGTTGGTACTGTGATTGCACCGTTAACGGTTGCGACAATAGCACTTGCATCATAGAACTGAATGATATCACCAACAATAATCGAAGCATCAGTTGCGTCTTGGTCATCAACTGTGATTTCCAACGAACCAACTGCCTTTTCACCGTTAACTCGGTTTAGAGAACCAAGTTGCTGTGAGAATGCTCGCGCACTAGGACAAATATCCACACCGATTGAGTTACCCCAAGTACCAGCGGTACGAGCAGCCCACTCACCATGTCCACCCTGTCCTGTGGAGAAACTGGCCTCATAATGGTCATCGTCACGAATGAGGATACCACTGTTCGCACCAGCGTTTACTATGGCTGATTCTGCACGAACCACCCTGAGTGCGTCACCATACTGCAAGAAGTTTGCAGCGGTGAACCAAAACTCAAAATTTGAACTGTTTGGTTTACCAAATGTCTGTAGCAGCTGTTCTTCCGAATTAATAGCGGTAACTGAACTTACTGGACCTTTTTGAAAAGGACCGGCAATAGCACCGATAGAGGTGGATACAGCAGGAACAACATTTGTAAGATCAATTTCCCGTACATGAACGCCGGGTGAAACTAGAAATCCCATGTCTTTACTCCTAACTTAAAGAGAGTTATTTGTTATACAGATATTTATAAAAAACCTCTTTTACAAAACTCGTTTTTATAAGTGTTATATCATATAAATAGAATCATGAATGATCATTATGAAAAATACAAAGACACTATCAAGAAAGTTTCACGGAGAAATTACCAGAAACGAGTATATCTCCTAAACGAATTTCTCACAGATAAATCTTGTATTCACTGTGGTGAGGCAGAACATGTGTGTCTCAAATTCTGGCCTTATGATGCAGAGATACGCAAAGTATCCAAAAGAGTTGGAACCAGTGATGACAGTCGTAAAGAGGTATTTCACCTAATTGATCAGTCTGTCATTCTATGTTATAACTGCTACATCAAAAAACATCATGATTTGATTGAATTTATTTAGGATATTACCAACTTCTAGAACTATCTCTCACAATTGGTGACCAACGAGTTCCATATTCGTCTACCATCTCACCAATGTTCTCATCCTCAAGACCATTCACAATGAAACCAAATGGTGCCATATCTTGTTCTAGCATGTCTTGTTGCTCATTCATCATGACCCGTCGAATATCGTTGTTAGTTAGTTCCTTGAAGTATGTCTGGTCAGTAAGCCATGCAAAGATAAAGAGACATGCAACTAGATCGTCATTACATCCATCGTCTGCTTCAAATGACTGTCCCTTGACAATAAAGGTAGAGAGTTCGTTGATACAGTCATAATCTTCAAGAATAAGCTTATTGTCCTCAACCAACTGTTTAAGATTAGAACAACCAATCTTTTTCACAGCCTTAGTTGTTCTTACCCCCAACTGCGCTCGCCCACCACTGAACCCTGCTCCAATGACCTGTCCTGCGCGTCCACGCATACTAGCCATAATAAGGTTGTCATACTCCAAGTCAAACTGCATCGCACTAGCAACCTGTTCTCCTATGTCATTGACCTCAATCAATACGAATGCTTGATTGTATGCTCTCGCAACATCGTATATCTTAGAGGGAAAGATAAGGGGTTTCAGTTCGTTATCTCTAAACTTTGCGGCCACTCTGTATGGTATTTCACTTACATCCACAACTACAAATGCAGAATAGTCGTTTGATGTTCCTCGCGCAACATCTGCAACGAGAACATATGTACGATCTGGTTGTGGTGCAACATGAACATCAAGGCCAGCACTAGACTGTATTGGTGCCCGATATGTCAATTGTTTCAATTTGTATGGTGCGATAAGGGTATCAATAGAACCAAGGAACTCACACTCAAACTCTGTATTGAATTGAGCTTGAGAGGTGTTCTTGATTGTTTCTTCTTTCCACTTATCATCACGGCCAGGAACTTCACTCCAATGAACCTCAATAGGAATATAAGTGTTACGACCTTCCTCTGCATCCACCCATAGTTTATAGAACATGTTCATACCATGTGGTGTGGAGACGATCATTACTTTTGTTGTCTTACCAGATGAAATTGTGGGGTACACAGAGGAAAAAAACTGTTCTGCCACGTTTGAGGGGACATACGCAAACTCGTCAAGAAAAATGATGTTGTAAGAACCGCCACGAACGGCACTAGCACTAGTAGAAGAGGCAAGAATTTTTGAACCATTTTCTAACTCCAGAGAACCTTTGTTCCAACTCATTACACCCTGTTGTAACCACTTGGGAAGATGTTCATACGCGAGTTGTAAACGTGACAGTAGGTCACGAGCGGTTGCAGCCTTATTCGCAAGAATTGCGATATTGACACTGGGATTGAATAGTGCGTAATGAAGTAGATATGAAACCATGACGGTGGACTTACCCGACTGTCTAGGTAGTTTACAAATAGTGAAACGATTACTATGAAAGGTTCCTACCATTTCCTTCTGGAAATCATACATCTTAAATGGAACAAGACCCTCATCAAGAGAAACAATTTTGACATAGTTTTCTATAAAATACTGGGGGTTCTCCATACACTTCTGGTACTCAACAAGTTCTTTCTTTGTCCAGTTCTGTGCGACGTTAGCTTTCTTGAGATTGGGATTACCCAGATATTGATTGTCAGCCATTGATTACATCCTTTTCTTATATTTATCAAATGTATTTTTGTCAAATAAATCCCAACAATCACCCCGAAATACTTCATTTGTATTACATATAGTATTATCAGAGAATCCTAATTTTGTGGGGTTCCATGCGTCATTTTTAAACAATTTATTATTCTTAAATACTACTGTTGCAGAAGACATATGCATTTTATTTCTAAAGTAATGTTCGTTTTTATCAAAATCATATATGTATTTTTTAGATGAAAATTTGTAACTATATCGGTCATAGTTTTTATGTCCACCATTTTCATGATTCAATATACTCCATATTTCAATATTCTTTGAAGAAAAAAAACTTACCTCTGTTTCACACAATCCGTTGTTAACTATCTTGGGTGCATATAGATATCTATGTTCGAACCGTCTCGTAGTATATACTACCCACCAAAGAAAATCCCATGGGCTTCTAATATCAATTGGTGCTTTTGATACATGATCTTCAATAAAATCCATAAATTTTGGTTTATGAAATTTGTGATTTGGGTGATCACAATTATACATCATAAACATATCATTAAATTCTTTATCATTAAATAACTCTTTCCAACCCGAATTGTGTTTATCTTCACTCAGTATAAGATCAAAAATATTTCCAGCAGTATTACCAAGGTAAATCTCTCCGCCTAAGTGACCTAACACATTTATTACTTCATTACTCCAAACACTTCTATCATTAACAAAATAATTATCTGCATTTGTTGAATGTTTTTGTAATGTTACCGATAGTCCCTGTAATAAATTAAAAAGCTCTGGATTTTCTATCACACTTTCTTTCGAATAATAAACGATAAGATCATCACCCAATTCTTTAGTTTGCAAAAAACCCACCAAAGCACATGTGCTATCAATTCCGCCTGACCACCACAATCGTATTGGTTTACCAATTTCCCACAATTCTCTAGCTCTTTCTTCTATAACATCCTCAAAACTCATATTCCAACCACTGGGTATATCTGGAATCAAATCCTTACCAAAATTTAGTATATTGTATCCTTCAAATCTAGAAGTTGGATGCACACTTCTACACATATAACCTAATGCACAAGTATAATCTCCAAAATATTCACCTAATCTAGAAATAAAGTTTGTCTTATATGGGTTATCATTGGGCATCAAACAATTTTCTGGATTATTAAACATATTCATAATATTTTGTCGCCCGTTAAGTTTAGAATCAAAAATTCTATTATTTGGAGTAACCATTTCATTCAAATCTAATGGATCATGATACATCAACTCTTGATAAAAATTATTTTCACTAAATTCATTATAATATATTACCTTTTTATCACTCATTATTTTTCACCTAAAAATATAGTTTTTGAATAGAAATCAAAGCTTCGATTTTTTGGTCTTTGAGAATTTTGCCGACCAAACCCACTTTGAGGAAACTTGGATATAGGAATATTATATTCCCTAAGATAATCTTTTAGAAACCCCTTACTTTCATCATTCTTAATCTCTGGTGTAGTATTTAACCAACACTGAACAAATTTTTTATCATAAAATGTATTTCTGTTTTCTATACCAAAATTAAGGCTATAACTTTCATGAAAGTCTAACAGTAATCTTGATGCACCTTTATAGAAATGCCTATATGGAAATATACTATTTAGATTATTTGGCCAAACATAGAACTCTGTGTTGTGTTTTGTTATATAGTTATCGATAAATTCATCACTACCACTTCCAGTGAGAACAACTTTGCTATTGAATCTTAATTTAGTTTGTTTTCTTATTTCACACTGTGCATTATCTAAATCTAAATATTCATCAGTTATTTCACTAACATTATAATACGGCGGTTTACATAATTCAACTACAGCATTCAAAGATTCTTGGTCTTCATGTTCCGGTTTTATCATAAGACTTATAACATTAAATGTTTTCTTGTTTTTGTGGAGACACAATGCAACTGCACTGCTATCAACACCACCACTTAAAAACAATGTAGAGTTTGGTGTCCACCTTTTTATCACTGCCTCCTCAAACGAATTGACAACCTCATCAAGAGAATTAATATTCTGTTCAAGATTCCAACTTATTAGTTCACCATTCACCAACTCAATGGTAGTATCTTTTATATTAAACCTATAATGACTATTGTGTAAAAATCGTTGACTGTTAGGGGATATACGGAGTGTGGTGAAATACCACTTGTCATCAAGAATAGTATAATATGACTGTCTTGTACTCCAAGGGTCAGAAAAGAAATCTATGGTATTTCCGTTAATAACAACAAATAAAAATTCACCGTCAAGATGTTCTGTAAATTTATCTCCATACTCAAGATATTTCTCAATACCAAAATAAATATCACTTGGTAGAGATTTATCATAGTTGTAAATTTCACCCATCAACAGAAAATGTTTTCCATCACGTTCTACTGGTTGTGGGGTAAAATCACCTGTAATGCTTAAAAGGTGGTGAGTGATATATATGTCATCTAGACTTATTGTATTAGATAAATCAGGTCCACCCGGCTGTAATTTATTGTGATTTATATTTGGTGTAGAATCGTTTGTTATTTGAAATGTACACATTTAAAGTTTATTTGATATTTCAACAATCCTATCTCTCTCGTCAACACTCATGAATGGATGTGTTGGAATACATATATATTCTTCACTAAGTCTTTTTGAATAATTTAAACTTGTACTGGGGTATGTATTAAATGGTTTATAATTAGCAGCAGAAGGATAAAATTTTACAGGCATCCTACCAATACCAGAGTCATTGAATACTTTAATTGCTTCTGAAGAATTTGTAGTTTTGCAAAAGAAACCAGAATAACTACAAATTTTATTTTCACCCCCCAATTGTTCCCTATCAATATTTTCTTTGTAAAACTTATAATTTTCTCGTTGAATATCTCTGGTTTTAGTTCCCTCAACAATAATAATATCTTCATGAATAACACTAGCTGTCGTATCATCCATAGTATTTTTAGTGGCGGGTAAATTATAGGTATCTATTTTATTTGTAAATCCGTGTTGAGAATTACTTTTAATTAAATTTCGCAACTCTTTATTATGAGTTGCGAAAGCACCACCCGTGCCAGTGGATGCCGGTCTTTTCCCCAGATCAAAACTGTACACAATTGCATCACTATACATGCCGGGAATAATACCACCGTCACCCATGTAAAATGACTGTGCAGAATCTTCTATGATTTTCACATCTGGGGGTATAAGTGATTTTATTTTTTTAATATCAGATATTCTACCACCAAGATTTACTACTATTATTAACTTTATGTCTGGATGATCATTTAAAGCACTAAGAAGACTATCTACAGACATAAGTCCTGTGACATCAGAATCACAAAATACAACCTGACGATTCATCCATAATATACTTTGTAATGGTTGTATAAACCCCCAACCTTGAATAATTATTTTATCATTAGGTTTTGATAACACATTAATTGCTTGACATAATGCAGATGTTGCACCATTGGTGGGAAACCAATAAGGAATTCCACTAAGATTTATACATTTATCAACAAGGTGTTGTCTGTTGAAAGTAAGATTATCTTCTTTAGACTGTTGACTACTTGACATCCAATCATCAACATTATCAATTGCATTTGCATATGCATTAGTGTATCTGTTTTTATATTGTGTCATTCGCCTTTTATATGGAAAAAACTCAACCATCAATCACCATCAATCACCACTTTTACCCTTCAACATTTTTTGTAACTCAGCAGTGCTACCAACAAACAATGCATTGGTTACACTCTTAGGTCCATGATCTGGAACCTCTTTGAGTTTCTTCATCTTCTCTTGAAGGTCACCTAGTTTCTCAGTAACCTCTGCAACATTCTTGATTAACTGTCCAGCAACCTCGTATGCCCTTGGGTGTTCACCCTCTTTCGCAAGTTCAAGGATACCCTCAATCGCAGTAGAGCCCTGTTCAACCAACCGATAAAAGTTTTCTCGTTGATACTTGTAGTCAGCATCAACATCTTCGCCATCTTCCAGTTCTTCTGGATAACGAGAAACATCAGACATTTTAACTTTTGGGTTTAAAGAAGCTTCTGGTGGAATAACATCCCCAACTACTCCAAGTGCTTTATCTATTTCATTTACCATATTAATTCCTCTGTATATTTATGATGGAAGTTTTATTCCTCTATCGCGTAAATATTTTTTTTGAAAAACTTTGGGTGTTTGATTTTTAATCCATGGCATAACATGTAACCATTCTTGTGCGAACTTTTTATCATAAAATACATTTCTATTCTCCAATCCATAGGCCAATGACAAAGTTTCAAACAGGTCAAGTAAACGTCTTGCTTGTCCCCCATAAAAGTGTTGCCACGGAAATACTGTTGATAAATCCTCTGGCCAGATAGAAAAACCTAATGTGTCTTTATTAATATTGCCGTTGAACTTCAACGGATATCCCGCCGGTAAAGATGGATAATTATCAAAAATTTCATCTCCTCCGTTTCCAGTAAATATAACTTTACTGTTAAATTCAGAAATACATTTTTCTCTCATCAACCACTGTGATCGAAGACGTAAATTTGCAGACACTAATCTGTTTCTATTATTCTTCCATTTAGAATTTAAATTTATTTCATCCCAAGATATATTATAATCGGGAATACTTTCCATCTTAATATTTTTGTTATATGTGCCTGTATAATGAAGAACTTGGTTCAATGTTTCTATATCTTCTTTACCTTCCCACGATCCTGATAAACAAGTTATACTATTAAAATATTTTTTATGGTCAGCTAAACACAGTGCAATAGGTGTACTATCTAAACCACTACTGAGAAATAGAGTTGAATTTTCTGTATGACGTTTAAGAACTGCTTCTTCAAAAGAATTGGTAAGATCATCCAAATTATCTTTATACTGATTTAAATCCCATTTATGAAGTTCTGTATTAACTGGTTTCAATATATTAGTTTTTACATTATAATTATAATGACTATTGTGTGTAATTCTATAGAATGTGTTATTCCATTCAGTATCTTTATACACAGCGAACTTGATATCAAAGGGTAGAGTCAACCCCGGCGGTCCAAATCTTCCATCTTTAGGTTCTGTCATTGGATAGGTGCTGAAATAGAAATAATTATCAATTTTGTAATAAAATGCTTGTCTTGTGCTCCACGGATCAGTAAATAAATCTATAGTATTAGTTTTCTCATCATAAATTATGAACAAGAATTCTCCATCTAAATATTCTGTAAATTTGTCACCATGTTCTAAATATTTTTCAATACAAAAATAAATGTCACTACCCAATGTATTATTATAATTATAAATTTCTCCAATCAACATGTAATATTTGTTATCATATTTGACAGGCTGTACAGGATTTTCTCCTGTAATACTTGATAGGTGGTGTGTCATATAAACACCGTTAACATCTATAGTATTACTGGCATCGGGTCCACCTAACTTTAAATAATCATCAATTATTATTGAGTTTGGATTATTTGTTATTTTAAAAGTACACATGTTATACAAACTTCTTATTTTCATAGAAGTTATCCCATTCACATTGTGTTTGTACTGCACTTTGGTGGCCAAATCCGGCTTTAGGATTTTTAGAAATAGGTATGTGATATTTTCTGAGGTAATCTTTTAAGAACCCCTTGTTCTCTTTATTCTTCAGTGCGATAGAAACACTTAACCAACACTGAACCAACTTTTTATCATAAAAAATATTTCTACCTTCTATACCAAAATTTAAATTAAATTTTTCGTGCATATCTAACAACCTTCTACTTTGACCAAAATAAAAATGTTTAGTGGGGAAAAAATTATGTAAGTCCTCAGGCCAGTCGTCCCAATCAGTCTTTTCGTGCTTTGATCTGTAATCATCAACAAATTCATCTGCACCATTTCCCATCAACACAACCTTAGATGCAAATTGTTTTTTTGTTTGATTTCTAATTTCTGATTGTGCATTATCCATATTAGAATAATTTCTAGTTATTTTATTTACCATAAAATGATTGTTACAAAAATTTAACACAGCCGATAAGGATTCTTGATCCTCAAACTCAGGGTTAGTTAAAAGACTAATACTATTGAAGGGTAAATTATTCTCATAAAGACACAGAGCAACTGCACTGCTGTCAATTCCCCCACTTAAAAATAACGTACAATTTGGTGCCCACCTTTTTACCACTGCTTCCTTAAACGCATCAACAACCTCATCAAGTGTGTCTACATTTTGATTTAGATTCCAACTTACCAACTCAGGATTAACTTGTCTTATTTGCCTAGATTTGGTGTTGAAGTGATAATGACTGTTATGTAAAAATCTCTTACTCTCTTTAGAGACACTAAACGTGGTAAAATACCAGTAGTCCTCAAAGAAAATGGGGGAATAGTATGACTGAATGCGTTCAGTCGTAAAATAACACTGCCGAGTACTCCAAGGGTCAGTGAAAAAATCTATGTTATATCCATCAATAACAATAAACAAAAACTCCCCGTCCAGATGATCTACAAAACTATCTCCATGTTCAATATATTTTTCTATACCAAAGTAGATATCACTTGGCCAAGAGTCATCATAATTATAAATTTCTCCCATTAATAAAAAATATTTTCCATCATACTCTACAGGTTGTGGAGTAAACTCACCCGTTATGCTAAGCAAGTGATGTGTAATATACATTCCATTTACTTCAATAGTATTGGAAAGATCAGGTCCACCTAATTTTAAAAAATAGTCTGATAATTGTTCATGTGGATTATTTGTTATTTTAAAAGTACACATTTCTCATTCATAAAGTAAGTACGGTAATTTTCCGTCCTCATTTCGACCCCTATACATATAAGTTTCTGGGTCTGCTTCATGTCTCCAAGGACCATAACTTCCATGTTTGGCGCAATACAAATCAAAGTCTCTTCCTATCTTACCTTCATCAACAAATTTTTCATATGTTTTCCAGTATGCAATCTCACGCCCATCACGCGATTCTGAATATCTAATACACAAATCTCGCAACTCTTTTGGTAAGAACTCATATTGTTCAAACCGACCCACCATATGTTTTGCAATCTCATCATAGTTGAAATCATCTCCAGTGGACACTGGAACTAACTCTCGCACACCGCCCAAATATATATCAACACCAATATTTTCAATACCAGATTCCCGACGACTCAATTCATAACCCTGTGTTGAGGTATTTTCTAAAGACACACCAATTGATACTGCATCAGCATTGGTTTCAAAACACCATTTAGTAATTCCAAAATATCTTGGCTTAAGCGCACCAATATTAAATTTTCCTTTTTTAAATCCTGACCGAATAGGAATACGCTCTTCGACATATTCTTTGGGAAACTCACCCATTTCTAAATTAAAATTACGATATTGTTTTTTGAGGAAGTGTGATACATTTTGAACTCTCTCAAGTTCTTCTGAACGGTAGTCATCATTTTCAAATTGATCAAATCCATATCGAACAAAAACATCAGCGTCAGTTTCAGTTAACCAACGATAAAGTGAGTATGTAGAATTGACTCCTCCAGAAAATGGTATAAGTATTTTCATTTTTCAAAAACCTTCCTTATTCATAAAGTAAATAATGTAAATTTCCATCCTCACCTCGACCCCTATACATATAAGTCTCTGGATCAACTTCA